AAATATACAATTTCTGCTCAGTCTTGTGATATTCCTGAGATTAGTTTGGGTAAACAGATTAAAGTAACTGACACTGTACATCCTAAGGCCAAATACATACATGACCTCGATAAGAATTCTTACATAGAGGTGCTTGGCAGTACAAAAATGAGAGCAAAAACAAAAAGCAAGGTCATTGTTTCCCCGCTCTCCCCCCACATTGCTAAGCATTGTGGGGTTCCTAATAAATGGGGTCCCCCTAAATTAGATCCTAATTGGAAAGCTTTTGCTGCTAATATGGAGCATCTTTCCAATCCTACTCAACAGTTTTCGCCTAGTTTATTATATAGGGCAAAAGATGATTATATAGCTCCTTTACTTAAGGCTGTTGATACATATAGGGATAAAGGGGGTTTATGTAGAAAATTAACACTGCAAGAGTCCATTATGGGTATTCCCGGTATGCGTTTCATAGACGCTATTGACATGCAAACTAGCATAGGAGGTCCCTTAATGGGTTCTAAAAGGCCACATTTCGAAGATATATATAATGACAAAAAAGAACTGGTGGACAGAAAGCCCAGTAAATTAATAGTCGATGAAATTGATATAATGCTTGGAAAGTTACGAGAAGGTAAAAGAGCTTATCCTTTGCTTGTTTCTCTGCTGAAAGATGAACCCACTAAGGTGGATTCTGAAAAGGTTAGGGTTATGCAGGCAATGAATGCTCCATTTGGTATTCTTTTGCGCGAATATTTTATGCCTATTATAAGATTCTTAGAACTTCATCCGTTGTTATCTGAGTCTGCTATAGGTATAAATGCTCGGTCTAAGAATTGGCAGCTTCTTATGAACGGTGTCACCAAATATGCTCCAGACAAGAAAGTTTTAGGTCTGGATTATTCCAAGTATGATGTTCGAATGAATTCCCAAATTACTACTATGGCGTTTCAAATAATGATTGAAATTGCTAAACGAATGGGATATCCTTCTGAAGATTTGAACATAATGTCATCTATGGTTGCAGATGTTACACATCCTTTGATGGATTTTAATGGCACTTTAATTAAGTGCTATAATATGAATTCATCTGGAAATAATTTAACTGTCAATATTAACAGTTTAGCCAATTCTCTTTATATGCGTATGGGTTTTTTCAGTACGTATCCTGATAAGGTGAATTTTAGAGACCACGTATCATTAATTACTTATGGTGATGATGCTTTGGCTTCTGTTAAACATGATTGTAGAGCTTTTAATTTCAGATCTTTTAAGGAATTTTTAGCTAAACATGACGTTAAGATTACTCTGCCCGATAAAGGAACAAATGAGGTAGAGTTTTTAGATTTCAAGGATTGTGATTTTCTCAAACGCA